CACCCCAATCCGTCCGTGATTGTCTGCCCCCACCCATTCGCCACGGGTCAATTTTTCCTTTATGGCCTGGACCTGTTTAGCGGAGTCCATGATTGACGCACCACCATTGATCACACGGGGGTCATCCATGTAGAGGACACCTTTGACGCCCTGATTTTGGAACATGGCGGCTGATGCTCTGACGGCATCGTTTGATCGTGAAATTCGGCGAAGGGCTGAACGCAGGGGGGACATACCATAAAGATGCGACCCGTTGACATCCCATTGGTAGTTTTGATACTTGTCATGCAAAACCTGTTCCTTCGGAAAGTTCAGGTTTGCCTCAACCGTCATCGTGTAACCGGCCTCAACAATCGGGAACACATTGGTCTTCGCTATGATACTTAACTGGTCGTAAGGTAAAACATGGAGGGCATAGGGTTTTCCCTGATTGGCACCTGAATCCAACATCTCGGCCCAAATGGCCCGGCCCCCGGTCAATAGTTTGTACCCCGAACTCGCCGAAACCAGGTCTTGCATGGTTTCGTAACTGTTGGGGTATTTCATCAACTCGGACAGGCGGTCAACCTGTACGGGTTCCAATGCCTTGCGTTTGAGTTCCTGAGCCAACTTAATGTCCTCAGTAGTCATGTTCTTTTTCTGCATCAGACTTTGATAAGTCCGCATTGCCTTTTCGTCAATGACTTTGTATACCTCCCAATCGGGCATGGCCACCTTGTCGGTAATGATTGAGACAACGGAATAGATGACATCGTTGACCTGATAGCCGTCAATGATGTAGTTGGTACGGTTGTCGGAAATGCCAACAAATGTTCCGTTGATCATGTTGTAACTGGCGAAGGGTTGACCGATGTTGTTCATCGTCAACGCCTTTCCAGTTAATATATTCCAAGCATCTTGTAGCCGTCCCATCGTATTATTTTACCAAGCCAAAACCTCAAATTTGGGCCTGTTTAGTTTCGTATAGATAGCGTATCGCATAGCGTCAAGGCCGTGGTCGTTGAACTTTACCGGGACCTCGTCCGGGTGGATTTTCCCATCCTTGTCCAACTTCCATTTGTAGGACCGGATTTCCTTGATTAGGTTGGACGAATCCGGGGTGATAAACAGAGGCATTGACTTGACCTTTTGTATTCCCGCCCAAACATCCTTTTCGGCTGGCTTGGCGTTGTACCCGGCCCTCGTCAGTTCCTCAATCGTTTTCGGCTCGGCATTGTCACAAAATAGTTCCTGATGCCGTTCGATTCCCAGGTCCTTCATCCGTTCAATCAGGTCGTTGGTGGTTAGTTTGGTTTCGTAAAGCAATTCCTTTACAAAGACCGCATTTTCGTGAAACCCTACCTTGACGATGGCACTTGGCACATTATACCCAAAGTCCACGCCATAAACCACCTCACAATCGGTCGGGAACTCGGACTGCTTCCAATGGGTGTACACAATCTCTTGCGTTGCACCCCGTTCGCCAAGTCCAAACACCTTCCACAAATTGGGGTCGGCATCCTTCAGACTTTCAATCTCCTCAACCTGTTCCTTTGGTAGGAATGGGTTGTCCTTGTAGGTCGAATGGATCAGGATGTTGCCCTCTTTGTCGGCCACATCGTAAACCCAACTCATTTCGTCCACCGGGTTGAAATCCAAAAAGATGGTTCGCTTGGTTCTTAGGGCCAGTTGGGTATAAATCTGAAACGGCAACAAATTTGCCTCATTGATGTACAAAATGTCCCGTCCCGGTCCCCTGACCTTCCCGCTATCCTCGGCCCCAAAAAACTCAATGTAGGACCCATTGGGAAAGTTATAGATATTGTCGGTCTTGTTGAATGCCTCGTCAGAATACAACCCGGCCTTTTCCAATATCTCCAAAATGTCCCGTCTTGCACCCCGTTTGAGGTGTGGAAGGGAAGGACTGACCACCGAAATCGTCACCTTTTCCTTGTTCGCTATGTAAAGAGCTAAAACTTGGCTGATTGAGTAGGTTTTCCCTGATCGGGTGGACCCCTGGTTCGCCAAGACCCGGTACTTTCCCAAATCGTAGGCTTTACGATTCAGGTCAAATACTTTGGTTTTCTTTATTTCAACAGTTCGCATCTATCGGGGTGGCATCGGTGAAAACCAACTGCACACCACCTTCGACCCGAACATCCTGTTCAGTTTTGTCCTTCCAACCCATATTCTTAAGGGCAAAAATCACTCCGGTTGGGTTGTTCTCATAAATCAATCGGCCTTCGTACTTTGCCTCTACCTTATTGACCGCCTTTTTTAGAATGTCGAAGAATTCGTCCCTTTCCCGGTAATTGTACAGGGTTTGGCGGTCCATTTCAAGGAAAACGGCCAATCCCGCAATGGTCGGTTTTGGCTCAGTTTCAAAGTATTCGTTGACCTTTGTTTGTAGTTCGTCTGCTGTGTATTTTAGTGGTCTGCCTGCTGGCATGGTTTATCGTTTTTTGGCTCGTTTAGGCATCTTTTTGCCTTTACTGGCCCGGTTCCATTCCTCTACATTGACTCCTTGTTTTTCCAATTTCTTTTTGTTGATATTGAAAAACGCTGCTTGGGCTTTTGATTTGTAAGGCATTATGCTCCTATTTTACCGCATTTCCAAAGGACCTTCCGAGACCAGTAGTTGGCACTCATTTTGTCCCCGACCCCTTTGATACCTCCGCTCCGTTGGCAGTAATTTTCCCGCCTTGCTTTGCTTCGGTGTTGCCGGAAGTCTTGCATTGATGCGTCCCCGAAATGAATGATTTTCTCCTTTCCTCCATCACACGCCTTCACCACCATCTTTTTGCCTGTCAGCCAACTTTTCATTGGCTTATTGCAACTCATTTGACTTTTCGGGATTCGTTTCATATAAAAAATGCCCAATCCAAACGGATGGGCAATTTTCCTATTTTAGAGCATACAATACACCTTCACGGCATTAAATATACGAAATTTATCCGACTTTGACAAGTAAAGATATTCACAACCTATTTGATTTCGTGTTTCTTTAATACATAGGGCAACTCCTGTTGGGTTAGGTTGCCTTGCTTATGGGATGTACTTCCCGGCCAATACCGGGAACCGATTAATGGTTTGCGGATGTAACCCGGTTGTCCGTATTGCTGATGCATTTGATAGTAAAACTCGCAATCCAAAAGGGTCTTGAGGTTTGTGTCAAACTTCAGGTCGTTTTGCCTCCACCCGGTTACCGATGGCATCCCGATTGTGTTTTTCCCTTTTATTATCGTTTCGGAATATTGTGGCCGGGTCCTCCGCTTTTGGACTGATTGTGCGTCAATGGCAAACCCATCCGAGGCCACCCATTGGTCAAATTTTAAGGCCCAGGCAAAGGTCTCCAATGCCCGTGGGTCAATCAATTTGTCATCTTGGTACATGACTTTGATCAGGGGGTTTGTGGCCTTACTGATGGCGAAATTGGTGTTTGCACTGCCTCCCCTTTCCGGATTGTGGTAGTATTTGGCTCCATATTTTTCGGCCAATGCTTGAAGGGTTGTGCTATTGTCAGAAACAATGATTTCGGCCTTTATGGTTTGCATTTTGATTGACTCCAAACATTCCTTCAGGGTCACATCTCCGAACCCATATTGCTCAAATGCCGGGATGCAAATGGATATTGGGTCAAGTTCCACCGGGATCAGGTTCAGCCATTCCTTGCGGTTTTTGTTAAAGTCTTGGTATGTGGCCGATTCTGGAACTTGGATTGGCTTTTGCCATCCCTTACGAATAACCCCCACTCCGTAGTCCGTGTCAAGGACGGCCATAGACAGGTCGGGTCGGCTCCGAAACTTAACCCACGCCCGCCAAACATCCCCGGTCCATTCACCTTGTATTCGGGGGACTTGTTGCATGGCCTCGCTGGTTGGGTTGCAGTCATGGACCACAATGCTTCCGTTGTCCGTTAGGAACTTCAGGGCATTTGAAATGTCCCTTTCAACCTGGTCGGCATGGTGTAGGCCATCAATGAATATCAGGTCAAACTGTTGACGGTTTTTGGCGAAAAATGCGTCTGAGGGTTTGACTATATCAGCCCCGGCCTTTGGGTCAGGATCAACACCGAGTTTCTTTTGGCACTTGACTTTGTGGTAGTTCAATGCCTTATTGTACACCCCGATTTCAAGGTAGGTTTGGTACCCGTATGTTTCAATCAGCCGATTGATAATGTCCCAACGCATCATATCAGTTTTTTATGTTTGTGCAGAGAATAGTGGTTATTGTTGTAAAAAGGCCCCCACTCTGTTATTGACAACCTGAGCCGGAAGTCATGGACTATCTTAACAAATGATAATTGGTCAAAATTAGACCATTGTACATTTTTGACAAACCAGTCATCGAATGCCTTGTTGACTGTTGTTTCGTTTCTCCTTGCAAAAAGACCGCACCAATAGAGGCCATCCAAATCACCGTAGGCATTGGCTTCGTCATTTATGGACTTGGCTGAATACCGGGTTTGGAGATAGGCATTGCCGTTGTTGACTTCATTGATAATGAAATCGGCCTCTTGTCTTATGCTTGACCTTTGCGGATGCTCTGAAATGACCACATCGGCATTTTCTAATTGGGAAACCATTGACCGAATCAAGCCGGGGTCCTTGACCTCAACATTGCCATCAATCCAAACGAAAACATCGTAATTTGGGACGAACCGATGGGATAGGATTTTGTAAAATTTGGCCGCCAATCGAGAGTTGACGGTATGGAATGGAAAGGCATTTTGTTCGGTTATATAGAACCGGGTGAACTCAATGTCCTGATCAACAAAAGGCAAAGGTTTGTCAATGCCTCCGAGGGATGCGGTTATGACGGCAATTTTCATCGTCCTTGCCCCCTATATTTGGAGACCTCCTTTTCCTTCGGGCCTTTTAGTTTCTTTGCCTTGCCGCCTTTACGCTGGCCGAATTTGACCTTTGTACTTTCCTGTGATTTTCCTTTTGCCATTATAATGATTTGAGCATTTGAATCATTTTGGGATGGGGGTAGATGTCAACCTTGTCAGCCCGGACCGAATTGTGGGTGAACACACCTGGGTCACCTTTCAATGCCCGTGGGGTCAAATCCCAAATGTCATCGTTGTATTTTAGAGGGATTCCGTACTCACCACCCCACTTGACCAATAGGTTCCAAACCGATTCGATTTGTGCGTCCGAATAGTCATGGAAAAACTGCCATCCTTTATATGGTTTGTCCAATTCGCACACATCTTTGACCTCACCACCGACATAGTTATAGAACTTGCCGTTTCGTTGGCTCAGTTGGCCCCAATTGCATACTTCGATTCCAATACTGATGCGGTCAAGGTTTTTCACATACAATCCGAACTTTTTGAATACACTTGGACGGATGCCCAAATGGTACGCCCATCCGCTTGAATGGAAACCCTGAACGATTTGTCCGTCATTTGATCCCGGACCGCTAATGCAAACGAAGTTGCAACCCGTTCGGGGTTGGAGGCCCACCAGTTGAACACACCCTCGCCGCTTGGGTTCCCGGCGGTGTGGTGCAAATAGATTTGAGATTTTTTTACAGGTCCCGCCGAATACTGTGTCGGTGGGAAATTGACTTGTTTGATGTTCATGGTTAGTATTTACAATTTGAGTTTTCGTATTTGGAACGCTTTGGGAAATGCTCGGTCAGTAATTGAACCAGCCCGGCACATACCCCATAGGGGCCTATTGATAGCCATTTTCTATCTTTTATCTTGCCGACCCATTGTTCATAAGGCATGGCCTTGTTTACTTTTAGGTCAACCAATGGCTCAAAATTGCCCACCTCATTCATTGTGTACGCCGTTTTGATGACATACTCCTTTGTCCAATCCAGGTCAAGCAACTTGCGGAATTTGGCCCTTTGATACACGATTGGGGTATGAATATCGGAAAAAAACCGATTCAAACCCTTCAAATTGGCAGTATTAAGGATGGCCCCTTTGTAGTTGCCAATCGCCTTTTGACTCCACTCGTCAATCGTCCCCTCATACCAATACCGGAAATCCTTGACATCCATTGGACCCATCAGGAAATGGTCATCGTTCCAAAATAGGACCGAATCAGAGGTTTCGGGGTGATCAAAGGCGGCAATGGTCTTTTGGAATATGCTGAACTGTTTTTTTCCGGCCCTGTCCTCCTTTTGTATGTGAATCACATTTTGCAACCAGGTGGGACAATGACCGACAATGATCACATTCCGGTACCCGGTCAAGTTCTTTTCGATAGACCGAAGGGCAAACCGGAGTTCATTGTCATTCCACCGGGATTCCGTCCCCAATGGGATGACGATGTCCATTTTGCATGATTTTTCCCAAAATTTCATGCCTGACCGCATTGGACAGGCACCCGTATTTGGCCAAAATGAGATTTTTTTCCTCGTCCGTCAGGTAGGCCGAAACCAACCTTTTCTTTTGATTTTCAGGCAGTTTTGTGCGTCCCCGCCTTGGTTTGATTGTTTCCATACCCACAAAAATATGGAAAATCGAAAAATAAATTTGGTTTTGTGAATAAGTCGTTGTATGTTTGTTCTGCCATCGGGATTGATGGTCACCAAAAACAAACACATGAAACGCAAACAAATCCACAAACCGGACTACGACTTGAGTCCGTGGGTATTCTTCATCGTCTGCATTGTCATTTTCTATTGTGTTGACTGGATTGAAAAATGGGTGCCATGAAAGTAACAATCCGCAAAATCGAAAAGGTGGAGATTGATATTCCAATCCCATCCTATTGGCACAATGGCCTTCGCCACATTGCCATCCTTGAGGAAAACAATGCCCTCACATTTGCCACCTATGCTGACCAAGTCGAACTAAAAAACATGACTGGGTTATTGTTGCAGTCCTATTTGGCCGATACACAGGAACCAAATAGTGACTACAAACAAATCACGGAGGCCGAGTTTCTTGAGGCATACGACAAGGCAATGGAAACCCTATCCTTTAACCCAATATCAAAAACATGGTAAACGCCATCCTTTTTGTCTTTGCCTTTGCAATGATCGCCTGTGTTTGGGCTTTGTACCAACAATTCAAAGCCGACCAGGAATACAAAAGGCAACAACGAAACAAACCATTCAAGAAAGCCGAATACGATTGCACCGAAAACTTTTATGACTACTGAATTTGCGTACGGGGAGCAATTTAATATGACCCGACCCCCCGGTTTAACAACTCAAAAGGTCTGTTTCGATCAACGCCGGGGGAACTTTTTTTCTCATATGCAGTTGGTTTTGGTTGTCCCGGTGTTTCTACATCGGGGCTTTTTACCTAACTTTCACCACCACAATCAAACACCATGTCAAACGAAATCACCACATTTGATTTGGGCAAACCAGCCCAAGCCATCGAAGTCGCAACCATTTTGCAACGCTTCGTCAAGGAAAAGAAACTCACCGCAAACATCAAAGGCAAGGACTACCCAATGGTGGAGGCCTGGGCCTTTGCCGGGTCGCAGTTGGGTCTCTATCCCATCCTTCAGTTCGTACAGGATCAATCCAACGAACGGGAAACTAAATACCTCGCCGAGGTCCACATTTACCGTTATTCCGACAATCTTATGGTCGGGAAGGGAATAGCCGTATGCTCCAACAAGGAGGCCAACAAACGGCAATGGGACGAATATGCGATTTGCTCAATGGCCCAAACACGGGCAACGGGTAAGGCATTCCGCAACCTCCTTTCGTGGATCATGAAGGCCGCCGGGTTTGAGGCAACACCCGCCGAGGAAATGGATTTCAATGCCAAGCCGGAAACTGACAACTACCCCACCGATGGGGAGCGGGATATACTGAGGAAATTGGTATGGACAACGGACATGGACGAGGACGAACGGGAGCGGGCATTTGAGGCCATTGACCTTTGCCCATCCTATGAATACTACCAAAAACTGCAATTCCGATTGGAGGAACGGCAGTTGCCTTTGGACCAGGTCCAAAACCCGACTCAAAAAGAGATTTCCAAACACATCAAAAAGATAGCCAAATGACAAAGGGAACCCAATGGACAACCGTGAGGGCCTGGCATGACGAGGATGACTATACCGACTACAAAGTAAAGGTTGCGTATGAATACGAATTCATCACGAACCGTGACCCATTCTATCAACAAATCTATAGCCACATTGAAGTGGTCGAATGGCCGGAAGGTGTGACCGAGACCGCAAAGAAAATGATCAACCACCGCCTCAACGATGTTCTGACGGAATTATTGCAAGAGGACGATGATGACAACTACGAACCAAGTTTTGAAAACGACTAAATCAATACAATGGAACAAAAATTCCCCAAAGGTGTTCGGGCCTTCAAACCGAGAGACAATGCCCCCGATTTTGTGGTCACGGAAATCGTGATTGACCCAAAGGAGTTGGTGCAATATTGCAAGGAAAACCAAAACTTGCTGACCGACTACAAAGGACAAGCCCAACTTAAATTGACGGTCCTGAAGTCAAAGGATGGAACCAAACACAACATCCAGGTCAACACCTACAAACCAAAGGCATCACCTGAAAACGATTTTCCATTTTGACACACGATCAACTAAAGGAAAAGGCGGCCAAGTTTCAGCAATTCCTTGAAACCCGGCATGGACAGGAACCGGACCAACTATTGGAACGGATGGAACTGTTGGCCATACTTGTCGCTCAGTCGGGTCAATGTTTAGCCGAGGCCAAATACATTCAGGACAATGTCATCAATGGCGAAATCGGTCAGGCGATTGATCGGATGCTCACGGACAAATTATCCGCAACAACCATCAATCAGTATGTCAAGACTGCCGCCAAAGATTACAACTATTTGGTGAACTGGTTGGATAGAATAAACGCAACCGCCACCCATCAACTTGATGCACTTCGGACAATCATTTCTTACCGCAAAACTGAGTTCCAATCATTGAACTATGGCACTTGAGACCATCCCCAAACTGACCGCAAAGGCCCAACGGATATTCAATGCCTACATCCGGGAGCGGGATAGCCGAAACGGATATTTTACTTGCATTTCCTGTTTTCGATCCCTACCGACTGACCAAATGGATGCCGGACACTATGTCCCGGTCAAGGGTGGGTCATTCCTTAGATTCCACGAATGGAATGTGAATGGAGAATGTAAGCGATGCAACGGGTTTGACGAATTTCATTTGATTGGTTACCGAAAGCACTTGATCATGAAAATCGGAGAGGATGCGGTCAAATGGTTGGAAGATAACCGACACACGGTAAAAAAGTGGACACGGGACGAACTCAATTCAATCATCACAAAATACAAAACAAATGGCAAACAAAAGTCAAAACGAACAAATCCTGACCTACCTTTCTAAGGGCAAAGGCATCACCCCCATTCAGGCACTCAACAAATTCGGTTGCTTCCGTTTGGCGGCACGGATTTCCGACCTTCGGGAACAAGGCCACAAAATCAAAACCGAAACCATGACTCAGAATGGCAAATCTTTTGCATCTTACCGACTAA